GCACTGACTAGGTCGGAGAGGTTCGACGCCTTGGCAAGCTTCGCGTCGAGCGCCGTCTGGAGATCGGTCTGCGTCGAGAGCGTCCCGGTGATGCTTCCCCAAGTGGTCGAGGTAACAGGGGTAACGCCGCCTACGTTGACCACCCAAGCCGCATACGTTCCCGACCCGGTGTGGTGGTTAACGTCCACAGTCATCACACCCGTGCCGGAGTTGTACGTCAGCACCTCGCCGTGCATATGGTTCGACGCGTCGTAGGCGATTGTCACGTTTTGGGTCGTCGAGTACGAGAGGCCCGTCCCCACAGTCAGGGTCTTGTTTCCATTATTAATCGTCAGCGACGTCGTCGAGGTCGTCAGGTAGCGGTCACCCGGAACGATGGTCGCCCAGGCTGTGTCGTAATTCGTGCCGCTCGCCTTGCTCAGGAATTGGCCAGTCGTGCCGCCAACCGCCACGCCAGGGCCGACAGGGCCAGTTGCGCCAGTTGCGCCCGTCGCACCAACGTCCCCGCGAGGGATAGTGAAGTCGAAGACGGCCGCGCTGGTCGTGCCGGCGTTCGTAACCGAGGCCGAGGAGCCAGGGGCACCCGTCGTCGTGGTGCCTGCCGTGGCCGTGGCCGCCGTGCCAGTAGCGCCAGTCGCCCCCGTCGCGCCAGTCAGGCCGGAGGGGATGCCGAAGTTGAAGACCGCCGCAGAGGTCGTCCCCGCGTTGACCACAGTGGCCGCCGCCCCAGGGGAGAGGGTCGTGGTCGTGCCGACGGCGATGGTGGCCGCAGGGCCTTGCGCGCCCGGGGTTCCCAGCTCGACGGAGAGGACCGCCGGCGCCGTGGCCAGCACCGAGAGGGCCAGCGTGCTGTCGGTCCCGTCGACCTCCACAGTCAGGGAGCCCAGAACCAGCGAAGAGACGGAGATGGAGGACATGGCTTAGTTCGTCACCTGGTCGATGACAGTCAGTCGGAAGGTGTCGGAAAAGAAGGTCGTGCCGCCGTAGACGAACTTGATGTCGCTGCGGGCGCTGCCGAGGGCAAAGCCTGACGTGGTCGAGGCCGGGAGGGAGGCCACAAAGGACAGGCCGTTGACCGCCATGGTGATCGTGCAGGGGTAGACCACCCCCACGGCGTCGATGATGTCCGACGTGACAGTCGTCGTCAGGAGGTTCGCGGGGCCGCCGGCCGCCGGGGTGTAGGTCACAGTCCCCGAGTAGGTCGTGCCGCGCTTGAAGGTCACAGTGTTGCTCATCTTCTTAACCTTGGGCGGGGGTTAAACCTGCACAGTCGCCCCGCTGGAGTCCTTGGTGTAACCCGACCAGGAGCCCAACCAGTCATTAAGCTGGGGTTCGTAGTTGGGGGTGTAGGGGGCGATGTTGGCCACGTCCAGCCCCTGGAACTGCACGGGGTTGGCTAGGGATAGGGCGCCTAGGTGCATCTGCTCGACGACGAAGGTGCCGCCCTCAAAGGTCAGGTCCGCGATCTTCCACTTCTGGCAGTTGTAGTTGTACTGCACAAGGGACCCGGTGTTCTGGATAGTCAGGTACGTGGTGCCCGTTGGGGTGTCCACCTCAACCAATTCTTGGCTTTGGGTCTGGCGCACGATGATCTGCGGGTCGGACCCGTTGAAGAAGTTGCTCTTGGTGTCGGCGTCGGAGCCGTCCGCGATGATGGCCAGGTAAGGCCAGAAGCCGTCCATGTCGCTCCCGCAGCCGATGATGTAGACGCCCCAGTTGTCGGACCCGCCCTCGACGCTCGCCGGCTGTATCTGAACGTACCCGCCCAAGTCAACCAGGGGAGACTCGGCCGCAGTGGCGAAAGGGCCGACAGTCTTGGAGCCGTCGGGGAAGCAGTAGTATTTCTGCACCTCGGCCTGCCAGCATCCCCATGCCCAAGCGTCGGAGTTGCGGGAACTCGTGAAGCGCACGAACCCCTTGCGGACCTGCACGCCGTAGCCGTACCCGGTCGGCATGATGGTCACGCGGAACTGTTCCGGGTCTCCGGCCAGCTGCGGGTCGTCGATGGTCAGGGAGGTTCCGGCCTGCCCGCTTACGATGCTGTAGCCGCTCCCGGGTTGCATCAGAGAGCTGGGTTGACCGCCTCAACCCAACCTTCGGCCGAGAAGCGGATCGTGTAGTTAATCTTGTAAGTATCTAGGCCGAAGTCCTCAAAGTTAACGCTGGCCAGCAGGAGCTGATTTTGACCCGTAGCCGCTGGCGGGATTGGCTCGCTCACCCAAGTGCTGCCTAGGTACGCAGGGAGAAGCTCTGGCAGGTTTGCGTTCCAGTCTAGCGTAGACGAAGAACGACCAACAGCTACCCGCATGTCCTCGACGATGGTGGAGTCGTTGGTGTAGATGACGCCAGAGAAACCAGTCTGCGGAGAAAGGTAAGACTTGCGGCCGTAGTACAGCGGGAACTGCGGGTCTAGGAAGCCGACGAATTGGCCACCCGTCTTCTGGGTGAAGTGCGCCCCATTAGCCCCCTTGTACAAGGTGCCAGCGTCGCTGGTCTTTGCCTTGAACGTGCTGGCCTCGTAGATCGGAGCCGTGACAGTACCCGTGCCCACGCCGGCGATTTCCTCAGTCCCAATAACAACCTGGAAGAAATTAGGGTGGGTCTCGATAGGTTCCGAAGTCGTGCTGACCGCCCCGCTCACGTTGCAGTTGGTGGTCGTGCCAGCCGCGTATCCGTCCAGGCTAATACCAACATAGTCCACGCTGATGGTGATGATGTTGTTCGGGCCGTGCACCACCTCAATCTTGTCGGCGAACATAAACACCGCATAAGTCGCGTCAGGGTGAGGGTCACCACGGGCCACGGGTAGCGCCGCGCCGGTCATCGTCTTGTCGGCCTTAAAGACGCATCGGCCAGTCCATAGTCCGTAGCCGTCGTTGCGGACAGTGTAGCCGGGCTGGAGGACCTCGGTGGTGAGGGGGTTCCCTTTGTTGATAGTTGCCATGTGTTAGGCGGTTTTGGTGTAGTCCTTGTAGTTGACCTGGGAGGCCATGCCCCCCGTCTGGTCCTTGGTAAAGTCGCCCGGTCCGCCAGCGGCTGCCGCGATCACAGCCAGGTACTCGTTGGCCTGCTTCTGCAGCTCGACCTGCTGATTGAGAATGTTCATCTGGGGCGAGTTGCCCACGCCGAAAGTCGCGTTGGCCTCGGCGAAGACTTGCGCAGGCTTCTCGCCTTGCTTCTCTTTGGTCTCCTTAGCCTTGGCCTGCTCTTCTTTTAGGGCCTTGGCCATGTCGGCCTCGACCATCTTGGCCACCGCGTCCTGCACATACTTGAACGTAGACAGCGCCGCCTCGCTCATGCCAGGGCCTTCGTCCCCAGTGTCGGCCGCTTTGAAGAAGTATTCCCGGCCGCGAGGGTCGCGCTTTAGAAACTCCTCAGTCACAGTCTGGCGGGCCAGTGCCGCCTGCTCTTTTTCCTTCTCGGTGCGGATGTCCACCTGCAGCTTCTGGGCCATGTAGCGGGTCGTCGGGTCAACAGGGGAAGCTTTCAGCTCCTCGATCTTGATGCCGGCGGCGAAGTCCACTGCGTCCTTGGCGTCCTGCCGCGCCTTGGCGATGCTGGCGGAGATGAAACTGACGGCCTGCTGCACCAGTACCATCGGCGCAAGAAACCCCATGAAAAGGTCTTTGCCGAACTCGGTGAACTTTTTGCCGATGGCCTGCGTCTGGCGGTCCATCTCGGACATGGCCTTCTTCGCCTTGTCCACCTGCTGCGGGACGTCGGACGTGCCCTTGATTTGGTATTCTACGACTTGGGCCATGGGTAGGTCTTCAACCTTGGGAACCCGTAAAGCCCGACATGGCCTCCTCGTCCTCAGTCGTCAGCAGGTTAACCTCCACCCCCTTCAGCCCGGAGAAGGTCGTCGATAGCCAGACGGCCTGACACTCCGGCATCGTCCACGCACGATCCTCGGGCACGCCGTTGGTGATAAGGTTGGCCACTAGGTTGATTACCCAGGGCATGCCGCTCACGCGCTGCTCTAGTTTGCCGCTGTCCCAGAACTTGGGCCAGTGGGACTCCAGCATGTAGGTCCTGAAAGCCATGCAGTCATGCGCCAGCTTCACATCGTCCTTGGCCCATACATAAAGCAGGGCCTTATCCTTTCCCGTCACGTCGTCGATGGGTAGGCCGGCGCACGTCTTGATTGCCGCGAGCATGTGCCCGGTGGTGTACTCGGCCGCCTCGACGAAAGGCGAGTTGATGGCGTGCAGCCTTACCCGGTGACGCAGGCAAAAGGGAGGCAGCCGATAACCGAGGAAGTCTACTTCCTGCGGATCGGTGAAGGCTAGGGCAAAGCGGCGGTCCATGCCGCTACGCTTTAAGCGTAGGACGCGATGCCGTCAACCTGGCGGAACTTGATAGAAACTCGGACGAAGTCCTTGTTGCTGCCCTTTTCCGAGACGGACTCCACAACTCCGGCGATGCTCTGGGAAACCCCCACGTCCGTCTTCATGGCGATCGTGATGGCCGCACCGACCTCCGGCATGTCCGTGGTCTTGGCGATGCCTTCCACAGTGCCGGTCCGCTCCACGCCGTCGTAGCGCAGGGTGACAGTCACCCCCGTCTCGTCGGCCACCTTGTCGTTGAGCTCAAACGCCTTGTCGACGCTGACGCTCTGGCAAATGAAGTTTGAGATGCCCGCTTGAACGGCAACGCCGAACAGGACAGTCACGCCTTTGAGTACAGCAGCCATAGGTGGTTCTTAACCTTGGGCGGGTGGTCAAGGCGCTAGGACACACATCACCGAAAGGCGAAGGACAGTGGCCCATGCACCCGTCTGCTCGTCCAGCCCCTGGTCCTCGGAGATCACAGTCACATCGTACAGCAGGGCATCGCCCTGGGTAGAGAAGGCCGTGGTCATGGCGGTCACGTCCGACAGGGTGGCCACCATCGCGGCGGCCCGCGCCCGGTGGGTCGTCAGGGTCACGTCGTTGGCGTTGTCGTGCAGGACGCAGCGGACCTGGCAGTCGTAGTTGCCCAAGCCGTCGGGCAGGCCAGAGGGTGTGTTGGCCGAGTCGCAGACCACGACCACCTTGGGCATGACCGAGTCGGCCGTGCTGTCGCCCGGGTAGATGTTCACGGCGCTGAAGGTTGCTTCGGCCTGAAGCATGGCGACGAGGTTGCCCTCGACGATGTGGCGGATGGAGGATGTGCCCATGGGTTTAAGTCTTTGTGTTGTTGTTAAAATCGTCCACGTCCTTCTTCAGTCGGCGGGCCAGGTCTAGGTACACCTGCTTGTAGCGCAGGCCGATCACTGTCTCCTTCACGTCGGCCTCGGTGCTGACGTTGTTGGTGTCGGCGATGCCGTTGCCAATAATCAGGTTTAGGTTGGAGGGGGTTTCGTTAAAGTTAAAGTACCCAGCACTGCCGGCGTGGGCCTTGATGTAGTTGCCGACGCCAGCCGTGCCGAAGTTAGACTTGCCCTCGCGGTAGGAGGGCTTGGGCAGGCCCATCAGGACCTTGTACCAGCCGGACTTCAGCTTGCCGACATGAGCCGTGCGGCTGGCAATGTACTCTTGGATTTCCGCGTCCGTCTGCACCAGCAGCTTGTCCCGCCAGTTGGACAGGGGCTGAGTAGGCTTGCCGAGCTGCTTGAAGCGGCCCCCAGCCTTAGCCAAAAGCATCTTGTGGACGGGGCGTAGATCGCGCTGAAAGCCTAGGGTGCCGTAGTCAGTGCGCCGGGCCATCGTGCGGTTAAAGTAGTTCTTGGCCTTCTTGAAGGCGCGCTCGTCGTCGTAGTCGTTGGCGATGGCCTGCAGGACGCGGGTGCCGCGCTTGAGGGCCGTGCGGCCAGCGCCGTCCATGAGCGCCCGAAACTCGGCCGGGTTGCCGTGCCTGGTCGAGTAGGCCAGCTGCTTGGAGAGGATGAGCAAAGGGGCGATGCCCTTGCGATTATCGGCCGCCACGTAAATCTTGCGAACGTCCGCCGCGATGGCCCGCTTGCCGGCCTTTTCGCCCGAGACAGTCAGGCCACCCTTGCCGCCGGCAGCCATCGGGGGCGTCAGCATCATGGACTCGCGACACATCAGGGCGGCGTTCTTTAGGCCGATGTCCTTGATGGTCTCGCGACAGGCGAAAGCATACCTGGTCATGGCCTCCTGAAACTGGGCCATGCTCTTGGGGCCGACAGTTAGCCGGACATTAATCACTGGTTAAGCAGGATGACCTGAAGGGTCACCCAGGCGCTTGGGCGCTTGTGGGTCTGGCTGATGATCCGCAGGCTCTTCCCATCTACGGCAATGACTTTGCCAATCCCTAGGGAGGCAATGGGCTCTTGGCTGACGACGATGGCCGCCGATGCCCCATTAGACCCGTCTGGCAGGCTCCAGGAGGCCGTTGCAGCGGGGATACGGACAGAGTGCTGGGTCCGGTCCACAAAGCCCCCCTCTTGGAAGGACTGCGTCACCATAGGGTCGGAGATGAGGCACTGAAAGGTAATGGCCCCCGCGTTGGCGGACCCGGACACCCCGAAGTCGGCCACCATCAGCTTGGCGTCGTCGAGGAAGGTGCCGTCAGCGTAAAGGCTCATGTTTGTCTTAACCTTGGGATGAGGTCAAAAAAAAGGGGCCCCCGTTAGGGAGCCCCAGTCTTTCACTAAGCCGGTTAGGCTTAGGCGCTCTTGATGCGCTTGAGGTTCGCGCGGCCCTTGGCGACACCGAAGCGGATGGCAGCGGTGAGGTAGAGGATGCCGCCCGTGTACTCGGACTCGACCATGACGGACAGGCCGCCAGAGGTGGCCGTGCCGGAGTTCGGCGAGATGGACCAGACCGAGCCGGTGCCGATGCAGATGGCGTCCTTGGCGGCCGCAAAGCCGACGAGGTTCTCGCCGTTGGCCGCGAGGCCGGCGAACTGCATGACCTGCAGGGTGCCGATCTGGCCGACGATGCCGGTGCGGACGACGCTGTTGTTGCCCTGGGTGTTGAACGCCGAGGTCAGCTTGGCGTCCTTGCGGAGCGCGCCGATATAGGAGGAGTTCAGCACGAGGCCGCGCTGCTCAGGGGCGAGCAGGTCGTCGAGGGCGGTGTCGAGGTCGACCACGTCGTTGTAGTCGAAGTCGACGGCAGCGATGACGATGTTGCTGGAGTAGTTGGCGTTGGTGACCAGAGCGTTGACGGCCGCGTTGGCCTTCTTGACGATCTTGGCGACCGCTTCTTCGCGGAAGGCGTTGATCACACCCTCGGCACCCCAGGCGGCGAGCTCGGAAGCGTCGAAGCTGCGGGTGGCGTGGTAGTGGATGAGGTTCACCGAAGCCTTGGTGATGTCAGCGTCGCCGGTCTGGTGGTAACCGCCGGAAGCCTTGTCGAAGGTGATAGCGTCGTCGCCGGCCACGAAGGGCACGTCGATGGTGGTGCCGCGATCCTCGGTGCTCTGCGCGAGGGTCGTGAACATGTCGAGGACGGGGAGCTTCGGGCGCAGGTCGGCGACGATGATGTCAGCGAGTGCGGCCGGGGCGATGTCGAAACCAGAGTTAGCCATGGTAGTGTATTAGTATTTAGGGATGAATTAGGGGGAAAGTTTACTTGAGGCGGCCGAAGAGGATGGCGGCCTTGTGCTTCTGCAGGAAGGCCACGCGCTCGGAGCCGGGCTTCATCGCGGCGTACTGCTCGCGGAGCTGCTCGACAGTGACGGCCGGGGCCTGCGCCTGTTCGGCGGCCACGGGGGTCGTGCCAGTGGAGGCGACGATCTCGGCGGCCTGCTTGGCGGCGGAGACGTGAGTCAGTTCGAGGGCCGCGACCTTCTCAGCCAGGGCGGAGACTTCGGCGGTCAGTTCGCCGATGCGGGCATCCTTGGCGACGACGGCAGCCTGGGCGGCGGTCAGTTCGTCAGCGGCGCCAACAGTCAGCTTCTCGACAGTGGCACGGAGGTCGTCGCGCTCAGTCGTGAGGGCGAGAGCGACAGTGCGCAGCTCGGAGAGTTCAGCCTCGGGAGTCAGTTTGCTCATGTGTTCTTAAACTTGGAGAAGCGGTCAAAGGTCAGAAGGCGGCGAGGGCTTCCTCGAAGGAGTCGGCCAGCCCGGTGACGAGCCCCAGGCGCACGGCCTCGCGGCCCGAGAAGGTGCCGCCAGTGAAGGCGTCCTGCGAGACGTTGACGCGGGTGGCCTTCACGGACTCTTGGAAGTCCTGGGCGATGCCGTCAACCTGACGCTGGAGGTCGGCCACTTGGGCTTCGGTGAGGGACGTGCCCTCGATGCCGGCGCCCTTGAGAGGGGACTGGCTGGACTTGATGACCACCATCCGCACGCCAGCATCGGCGTAGGCTTTGCTGTAGTCGGGCACCACCATGTAGACCCCGACGCTCCCGATGGAGCCAGAGGGCATGGCAACGAAACGATCGGCGGCGGCGGCCAGCCACAGGGCGGCCGAGTTCGCTTCCTCGCCGTAGGCCATTGTGGGCTTCTTCATGCGGCGCATCTTGGCGGCCAGCTCAGGCACGCCGGCAACAGTGCCGCCAGGGGAGTTAACGCGGAAGGCAACCTTCTTGACGGCCGGGTCGGCCTCCATCGCGTCGATGGCCTTGGAGATGGCCAGCACGTCAGAAGCGCCTAGCATGCCCTCTAGGGGCGAGATGCCACGCCCAATGGGTCCGTCGATAGGGATGACACCCTTGCCGTCGGGGGTGACGTAAGCCTCCGGGCGGGCACCCAAGAGCTTAGACAGCACGTCGCTAAAGCCGTACTTGTCGAGGCGGGCGGCGTAGTCGGCGGCCTTGGTCGGGTCGATCAGAAGAGGCTCAAGGCCTTTTAGGCCGTGGGAGAAGATGAGGCGCATGATTAGGAAAGTTCGTTGGTCTCGTCGTCGGGGATGGCCGACGTGCCGGACTCCGCTTCTTCTTCCGCTTCGTCCTCGGGGCCTTCCTCCGCTTCCTTAGGCGGGGCCTGCATGTTGGCGAAGCGCTGCATGGCTTCCTCGAAGGCCACCTTGCCGGAGGTCGCGGCGGTCACTTCCTTGGCGAATAGGATGTCCTCGACCAGTTCGGCGAAGGTCTTGCGGAAGTCGCCGCCCCGCTTCTTGGCGATTGCGGAGAAGGAGGTCAGGCCAGCACGCAGGTCCTCGCGGTCATTCGCAGAGTCGCGTCCGTTGTCGATGCTCGGGGACTGGGGGACGCTGAACTCCACGTCCGCCCACTTCGGGTCGTCGGGCAGTTCTCCGTTGGCGATGGCCGTGCCGATGCGCCACTGCCAGTCGGGGATCAGGTAGCAGTCGTGAAGCATGCACTGCTTGTCGCCGACGTAGCGGTCAGCCTTGCCCAGCACCATGCGTACCAGGGCAGACCCGGCCTTGCTGCCGTCGTTGACAACCTCATAGGGGAGGCCACCGGCCGCAATCATGCGGGCCAGCACAGCGTTAAACATCTCCATGCTCTGGCGCGGGAAGTTAGGGGTGACGCTCTTGAGGTCTTCCCCAGGCTCCAGCACCAGCAGCTTGCCGCCCATCTGGGCGCCGACATTGCCGAAGTCCGACGACGCGGTGCCGTTCAGGTCGGCCGCCATGCTGTCGTCGATAGCCCCGCCATGACGGGTCAGGATAGAGGGGACGTCCGTGACCTGCTTCGTCGCGCGCTTCTCCAGCTCGATGATCTCGGTCTGGTCCTGCATGCTGTTGAGGGCATGGGCCATCGGGGGCAGGCCGTGGGCGCCGCTCGCCCGCTTGAAGTCGGCGATGTGGAAATAAGTCCCGGAGCTCTTGAGCTCGTACTGGCCGTCTCCAAACTGCACCCAGATGCCGATAACCTCGCCGTACTTGCCGAAGACAAAGCCGTCCCACGTGTCGGGGGTGACTTGGTTGGGCATCGTCGGGTTGACCACCCGGTGGCCTTCGATGATTTGCGTCGTCGCCTTGCCCTGGGCATCAGTCACCTTGAGGGCGAAGACTTCCCCGTCCACGGCCCAAGTGTTGACGATGATGCGCTGGATTTGTTCACCCGTGTATCGGCCAGTGATGTCCGCCTTGCGCGTGGCGCGGTAGTAGTAGTCCTCGTAAAGGCGGGCCTTGGCCGGGTCGGCTGCGTGGCTCGTGGGCTTGGAGCCGTCGCCGACGACGTACATGACCATGTCGTTCACGTACTGCACCATGCTGGGGTAGTTCTTCTCGGCGTAGCGGGCCTTTTGCAGCAGGGACTGCCGATCGTACTGGCTGACATCCTTGCGGGCGTCCTGCGGCGTGGAGCCGTACCAGGCACGCCGGGCAAACGACATCCCCGCATTCTGGAAATTGGAGGACCACGCCTGAGCGGCCTGCGCCTTCGGGACCCCTTGCGTGCCGGCGGTAGGCTTGGGGACTTCGACGGCCTTGATGGTCTTCTTGCGGGGTGCCATAAATTAGAAGCTGCGCGAGTCCCAGCGGACCGCCACGACAGACGTGCGGCGGAAGGCCGCGTACTGCAGCGGGTCCAGGTTGTACAGGGCGTAGCCTACCTCGTCCAACATCTCCTTCGGGGGCAAGGCCCACTGCTTGGAGACGCTCGACCCGCTGTCCGAATAGGACACCACGTTCAAACCTTGCGTGATCGCGGCGACAGCCTTGGCCTTGATGGCCAGCAGTTCGTCTTCAGTGAGTCCGATGAATAGTCCTTGGGCCATGGTCAGGTCTTAACCTTGGGGCGGGGGTAAAGAGGGGACTGACCGCCGTGTTCCATGCACCCGAGCGCCGCAAGCCATCACAGCACCCAAACAACGCACCAGCGGCCAGTCCTGAATTAAAGGTGCCAACACTAGGAGAAAGGTCAAGTCAGGCATCTAGCGGCGCGGCCTCCCCTGCCCCTTCCCTGCCCACAATACCCCATCGCACCGCCATCAACATGGCCAAGAGCTCGCAGTCAAAAGCGTGGTTGTCCTTCTTGCCAGCTGGCAAAATCCACTGAGGCTTCCCCGTGCGGGAGTCGCGCACCCGGACCTCGGCGCTCATCTGCTCCACGTAGTCGGCCACTGTGTCCCGGGCGTAGCTGTGCACCTTCCTCGCCCGCAAGCCAGCCATCAAATCTTTGCCGGCCGTATTCGACCAGACGATCAGGCGGGCGCGGTTGGCTTGCCCGGGTACCACGTAGCTCTGCACGTCAGAGTAGAAGCGCTTGCTCGTCTGGCCGTCTCGACCCTTCACAGTGAAGTCGTCCTGGCCCGAACCCTTGGCGCACTTCCAACCCCTCTTTGCCGTCTCGGCGTAGACCACCTGCGCGTTGTCGCCGGCATCCACCACGACCAGGGCACGATGCACCCCGTGCACCTTGGTGAAGTTCTCCACGTCGCCCCAAGTCTCCAGCCGCGCAAAGGCCCGCAGGCGACTGTGCCCGGTCTTGCTCCAGCTGCGGACTACCCCAAAAAAATGTCCCCGTTGACAGTCGATGCCGGCCGTCCTGAAAGGCACCGACCCCTGCGGCGCATCCTTCTTGTCGGCCAGCGTGGCCTTGGGGGTGATCATGGCCTCGGCCTCCCAGTCATCCGCGAGGGCGTAGTCGCTGGCCGTGGCGCCCGTCACCATCGTGCCACCCTCATCACTCCACCACTGCGCCAGGTACTTGTTCTTGAAGGTCATCCTCCCAGACTCATCTCCGTACAAGTCGCTGGCCTCCTTATTTTTCAGCATGTCCACGCCCAAGGAGCCCCAGCTTGTCGAGGCCAGCGCGTTGACGTGCAAGCCGACGTAGCCACGTTTCTGGCTAATGGTCGTGGGCACGAACTCCCCTTCGGCGTTGCACCTGATCCGCGTCTCGTTGGTGTCGGGCAGGCGGGCCGCACACTTGGCGCACTCGTAGGTCGTGCCGTCCTCAACCTTGCGGTGGTCCCAGCCGGACTCGGTCTTAGCCTCGTCGGGAAACCTTACCATGGACCAGTCCCAGGGCTGGAGGTGGTTGCAGGCCGTGCACCTGAAATGCCATTCGCGCTGGTCTGTCGTGCCGTACAGGTTGAAGAAGTCGTCGCCCACTAGCCCAGGCTGGCTTGCGTAGAGTTTTTTGCTCGTCCACTCGTATGCCTTCGTGCGGGCCATCGACTCCTGCAACGCTCCCTTCGGCCACTGCCAGAGCTCGTCCCCAAAGACGTACCGCGTCGAGATGCGCTGCAGGTCCTTGTGCGTCGTCGCGCTGTTGTTGTACACAATCGTCCCGTCCGCAAAGTCGATGGTGTCGCTCTTCGCGTTGTCGTTCGGCGAGAGGATGTCACGCACCGCCGGCACCACGTTGAAGATGGGCCGCAGGTAACGCAGGGTGAAGTCCTTGGCGTTGTCCTGGTTGTCCATATAGATGACCATGTTGCCCCGATCGTTGGCCATCAGGTGCGTCGCCAGCAGGCGCATCGTCAGCGTCTTGCCGCACTGGATAGCCCAGGGCATCGCCAGCACCCGCGTCGAGGGCTCGCTGAAAATGCGGATGGCGTGCGCAATCCACGGCCAGCGCTCAGGCCGATAGCCGCCCTTGAACGGCGAGTCCGGGATGTTGGTCACGTTCTTGGCCAGCCACCTCACCGGGTCGGCGTTGTCCGGCGGGCTCAAAGCCTTGCGGCCGATGGCCAGCAGCTCGGCCCCGTTCACTGGCTCAGGTCCTCCCGCGTCTTCCGCACCCAAGCCGCCAAGACTTCCATCGCCTTCGGCGGGTCGTTGGGGTTGCACGACTCACCCACCTCCGCTGGCATCTTGTCCAGCCGGGCAATCACTTCGCCGACGATCCGCTGCATGGCCTCCTGCGCTTCGCTGGACTTGATGTAGTCGCGGGCCAGCAGGGCACGACGCTCCTGCTCTTCCTCCAGATTAATCAGCGTCTTCAGGGACTGGTTGTAGGCCGTTTGGTACTTCCCCTGGTTGGGGTCGCCCATCTCCATCGCGGCCTCCCATACCCCACGCGCTCGACCCACTAGCCCCCGGTGCTCCTCGATCGTGTCGGCCAGACTGCCGTCGTCGAGCTCCGCCACCTTGGGCTTGGGCGCTCCCCGCTTCTTCGCGGCCTGCCGCTCTTCCCGCCAAGCGCGCGCGGCCTCGATGCTGGTGTCCGGCATGCCGTCCTTAATCAGGATGCTGACGCGCTGAGCAGTCACGCCGAGGGCCGAGGCCAAGTCTTTAAGCTTCATTTTTGGGGCTTTTTGCTAAATCCATCAAATCCGCGAAAAACTCGCTCTTTTTTTCGACGGGGTGTCGAGGCCA